ACTTAAACCCGTATATCTTTTTAGTTTGAAACCAAACCTCAACCAAAAATCTATTTCGTCGATGTTAAAAGGTTCGTTTACTTTTTTACCTAAAATACTATGCATAAATAGCATATAAACAAGTTCTATATACTCTATACATGTTGTTAAAAAAATGTTGCTTGTCTTCAAAGTGATGGTAAGCTAACAAATACAAAAACGTAAAAGGGAAAAGGAATATGGACATTAAAAAATATAAAAATGCTTTTAGTCGTTCTTTCATTAGTTTATCCCTCTCCTATATCTACTTGATTTAATAACTGCATCTCTTTTACAAAATTTCAAAACCCTTTAATTCTTTCCTTAATGACTTCTCATCTTCTATATCAAAACTCTTTTGAACTCCTCGTGATTTTATAGTTACTTTGTTAGATCTGTTTATCCAAATTTTGAACTTAGGCCAATTCTTAATATTGCAAGAATAACCTTCAAACACTGTATTATCTTTTAATTGTTGTTCTGTCGGAAATAACTGGACTTCAACTTTGGATAACTTCTCACTTTCTACATTCAAACCAATATTCGTGAGCATATTTTTTAATTTGTTTATTGTCACTTCCCCAAAACCTCCTTGACCCGATCTAAGATGTCTTTACACTCCGCTACTTCCGAAGCCTTTTGCTCCACGTTCTGAAACACTCTCGAATTCCTCCACTTGCTTTAGTTCCGGTGTCCATATAGGTACGATAACCAGTTGCGCTAGTTTGTCGCCTTTGTTTATGACATAACTACCATTCATAAATAAAATTTTATCTGATGGATGTGGTGGGGCATACTTTCCGTCTATCCCAGCAACATTTCGACTAAAGTTACCATCATCCCAAATCTCTAACGTTTCAATATCATTCTTGATATTAATCCCTAAATTGCCATGATATCCCGCGTCTATCTTGCCTGTTTCAATCACTAAATACGTTTTACTACTTACACCACTACGACTAGTTAATAGTCCGACATAGCCCTCTGGTATACTTACAGCTACATCTGTTTTAATCACTGCTTTTTCTTGTGGCTCAAGTACGACAGTTTCAGCTGAAAATATGTCATAACCTGCATCCGTCTTATGATTTCGTTCGGGCATTATAGCGTTTTCTGATAATAGTTTTACTTGTAATGTGTTACTCATTTTCCTGCTCCTCCTCATATTTATAGACCACTTGACCTGCCATAATCCCTACTGCTTCATCAAGTTCAATACCTTCTTTAACTGAATGTTGAATAGCATTTGTCATTCCCTCAAGTATTTCATCAAACGCTCGCGCTTTCTTATACACGTCTTCAATCTCTTTCAGTAATCCCTCTGTGTCATTGCCGTTATACGCACTAGTACTTATAACAGACTGTTCGATTTGTTCGCGATTATTCATTAGTGTCTTCCTCCATAAAAATTTTATTGTTTAATTCCATTCCAAATTTAACTCTTTCATCATCATTGCCAAATTCGTTTATTAAATCTTTTTCAACGCTCTTGCAATACCTATCCCATGCGCTTGCTTTCTTCTCCAGCTCTTTGATATGTTTTTTAAATTTTTCAACGCTTTTTTTATCTACAGTCATTTTTAACCCTCCGAAATATTTAATAATCTTCTGGCATAACTATATGCGCCATCACTATTTAATCCGTTACCAAAGCATTTATACATGTATTCGTAATCATTATTTGTTAAATGTTTGCCAATATAAAGTTCGAAACCTGTTTGTAAAAAAACCTGTGTTCTTTCAGGAGATATATTTTCAATACAACATCTGCTAACCCAATGAATAAATTTAACAACTAAATCTAATTTGTTAGCGCAATCTTTTAGTGAAAAGAAAATATTTGATTCGCTATCGAGGATAAGCTCTTTATTTTCATTGATAAAACTGAATTTAAAGCAATTCATCATTTCGAATACTTCATAAATCAGATTATCTATCTCATCAAATGCTTTTGCTTTTCTCTTAACTTCCGTCATATCCCCAATAAGCTCATCTCGTTGCTTCTTGTACTCATCACGTTGTTTTCTCATCTTCTTCAACCTAGCTTCCATTACACCTAGTTGGAACCCTGTTTCATAGTTCATTCTGTTACCTCCAGTAAATGAGATGATTCAAATATGTTGCCTTTAACCTCACAGTCATATCTAAGGAAGGATTTTTTGTCTATATACTCAAAGTAATCATTTTCAGAGAGTGCACCCTCAAACATAAAATCTTTTAATTGAATACCATTTACAATATCAATAGATATCACTGCTCTATTAATTGTATCTACTAAAGACTCATCGTCGCCCGCTATCATGAGTACTCCATCTTTGAACTCAACTATATCTCCCGCATATATTTCGTTGTTGTTTTTGTCTTTAAGTCCTGTACTTTGCATAAGTTCTACATCTTTGAAATCTCTTGCGTGTATTAAAGCTTCTGCTTCCGCGTAGTTTTCATAGTGAACTTCATTCTCGATGAAGTCGAATCCTACAACATCGTGTATTCTTCCTGTATATTCGTCCCACACTCGATATTTAGGCATCATTCTACTACCTCCACTTTTTCTACTTCTATGCTTGCAGTTTTGAATGGGAGCTTTTTACGAGTCAGTTTTAATACCGTATTCGTGGCTTCTTCCTCATTCGTACTTTGCACAAAATAATGCTTTTTTAATTTATAATTACATTTAGACGCTAAGAACTTGATACAAAGACTTACTTTATAGGTTTGCATCATTCTATCAACTCCCCATCTTTCCAAATCAATGTCATCGTCATGTCATCGTTTAAGATATAGAATGCTTTAGTAGGAAAAATATTGTCGTCTTCAAAACGTTCGTTCAAACTGATACCTTTGTGTAATGCGGATTTATAGACTCCTTCTTGAATCTCATATACCTCTAACAACCTATCAAACTTAGTCTCTTCCGTTACTTCTTTTTCAATATCAACTATGAAGGGGATATCAATTGGAATAAAACTTGACGTCGAACACTTATTTGTATTTGGATGAAAACGAACGAATCCATCACTAAATCCTGTTGAAAAAAACATTTTTCCTTGTGATAGATCCGGATTTTCTCGCGCCCATTTAATTAATTCATCTAATCTCATTTCTTTTTTAACTTTGATTTTCATTGTTATATCTCCTCTTGAACAGTAAATTTATCGTTAATTGATACATATCCAGTCACATTACATAAGATGCTATCAACATGAAAAGTCACAAAACAGTTGCGCTCAACATCATTTGAATAGAATCTTTTATTACCTGATAACTTGGGGTTATCCCAAGCCCATTGGATAAGTTCAGGTAAATTCATTTCTTTTTCAATTTTGATTTTCATTGTTTCCGCCCTTTTAAAATAAAGTTAGTTGCTTCTGTTCCTCATATTCCAAATCACTTTGCTTTATATATGTTTCAAGCTCTTCCGCTGTATCAAATGTCTTTTTCACACCTTGCCAACCTGGCACGATATGACCGTGAAAGTAATAAGTGCCATTTACTACATGGATATGTGCCACTCGTTCGTTATCCTGATACAGATATCTCTTAGAGCCGAAAAAATGTTTTAAGTATTCTTTACGTCCGCTATCTGTCATGGTCATCACTCCCACAAGTCAAATACTCTATCGACGTAAAACTTCGCCTTTGCTAAATCCTCATGACCATTCTTTAACGGTGCTCTAGACAAGTATTTAATTGCATTACCTATTGCGAATGCTAATTGTGGTGGGTACTGTGCCGTAACTTGTTCAATAAAATCTATAATTTCAATGTCGCCGTATGTGTAATGCGCAGGTTGCTTAACGTTGTCTTGCGTTTTGTTCATATCTACTTTTCTGTTACTGATTATGCTCATTATGCTTCACTCCATTTCTTGAACATTTGGTTATAAGTGACATCGAACCAGTACGGATCACGTGAATGTTTTTGAGGTACATTAAACAAATGTGGCTTCTTCTTACGTAGCTCAGCCTCTTTCTTTCGCTCTCTTTCCAATTCACGTTCGAGTCTCGCTTGTTTAATCTTTTCCATTTGTTTCATTTCTCTATATTCTTTTAGGTGCATGCCATAAGGCGCGTCTAAAGCTTCTGAAAACTCCCAACAACCTCTAACACGTTTAGAAACAATTCCAGCATTTATCCCACGCTTTGCCATTATTTCTTTTTCAAAATTGTTAAATTTATATGGTTTATTATTAATAATTACAACACTTCCCATTTATTCCACCTCTACATTTACATTTCTAATTTTCAGATTGTCATACTCTAGTATTTCGTCAGGATTGTTATATAAGTAATCCGCCAGCGCTTCTTTTTCGTTATCCACATCATCGAAATGCTGATATTCAACTTCTGTAGGTATTCTTATATCAATCGTTGCGTTTATATATGCTTGTTGTTGCATTAGATCACTTCCTCAACTCGCATGATTATTTTGGGCTCAATTCCATAACGCTTTGAGCTAGTTATTTCTGTAATTTGGTTATCGTCTTTCCATACATGACCATTACAAGCATCTAATACCGTTTTAATTAAGTTATCGATATCCGGCTTAGTCACTTTATACTGTCCAACCATTTGGCTTTTCTTTTTCTTCGACCATGATTTAAGCAATGGAAAGTAAAAGTCTAATTCGATTTTTAGTGCGCGCTCTAGATTCAACTTAGGCATTTGCCCTTGTATATACGCTTTATGCTTTGTATAAGACGTAGGCATGTAAGTTTGAACAAATCTACCTGTATTACGAAAGCGTGGACGAGGCGAGCCCATAGGTGCCTCAAACGTTTCGTTAAATTTAATTTCTATTTCCATGTGCCACCTCTAAATATCAAATATCGTCGCTTGTAATCCTAGTTCTTGCTCATATAGAAGCCCGTGAGCGCCTTTAAATCGTTTTAGGTCACTATCAGCCATGATTTTCTTTTCGTCGCTGAAATGGGCTCCTGTGAGCGAATAAACTTCATTTACGTTGTCTTCATGTTTGATAACCTTAATATCTTCTGTGCCATCTTCTCGGTATAAGTAATATTTTTCTTTCGGCATTTTTAACACTCCTTAATATTCGACGATAGCGGGGCGTGTGTGACGTTCTGCAAGTTTTTGGACAAATAGGTCATATAACTTATTTTCGTCGCCCTGCGCCTCGTCCATGAGTTTCTGAGCGTACATATCTGAACACTCAAGTTTAGTTTTTAAAAATTCTTTGGTTACCATGCGTCTCGCTCCCTGAAATCGTCTCCGATTACTCTTACTTTTCTTGCGTTGTGTTTCATTCTCGAATTGATACGTTGCCAGTTCATATTTTGATTTAGTTCTTTATCACTAAAGTTTGTTGTAAAGATATTGTTTTTACCTACTCTGTTATCAACAATGCTGAAAAGTTTATTTAAAGTGTGTTCTGTGTTTTCTACACCCATATCATCTAGTACAAGTAAATCAATATCACTTAGCAATCTGACTAGCTCGTCTGTAGTCTCTACTGCATTTTTGTTGTATGTCGCTTTGATACGATCCATTAACATTGGTATATGCATAAAAGCAACCGTATGTCCTTTAGCTTTAACTGCTTTTGCGATAGCGTATGCTAGGTGGCTTTTACCAGTTCCGTATGAACCTTGCAATATTAATGATTTCGGTTCTTTTGTAGAGAAGCCTTGTACATACTCTATTGCTGTTTGTTTAGCGCGTACTTGTTTTTCATTTTGTGGCTTGTAGTTGTTGACTGTTGCATCTCTTAAAGACGGATTAACGTTTGATTGATTGAATATGTTGTTTATCTTCCGTTGCTTGTTTCGCTTATATTCCTCATAGATTTCACATTTGCAACCGTCTTTATACTCGTAACCATTCGGGTGTTTTTTAGTAGGAGCAAACTTATATAAGTCGTATTCACTTCCACATCTCTCACATTTCAATCCTTTTTCGACATGAGTAGGTTGATATTTTTTCAAGCTTTCGTTTATCTTTTCGCTGAATAGTGGTTTCATAATATCCCCCTAATCCCAATAACTTTCGTCGTACTTCATGCGTTCCAATTGATCCGTGCCAGTTGGTTGTATTTTTTGATTGAGGTACCCCTCAAATTTACTGCCAAAAAGTGTTTCTGGTCTAAGGTATTTATCGCTATCCGTGTTTAACCATTCAGCTGTTTTGATATCAATCACCTTTTTAAAATCCTCCAACCTAAAATCTTGATTCCATCTTGCTTTAATAAAATCTTTTGTTTTAGCTGTATTATGTTTAAAATGCTTTCCTGCTTTTTTATTTAAGTATTCGATAATTTCTTTATAGGGAATGGAAGACACCGTCGGGTTGCCCGACAATATACTTCCTTCATTATTAGTATTGTTATTATTAGTTAAATCATTATTAGTACTATTATTATTAGTAGTATGCGATTTACCATTAACGGTTTTTCCATTGTTGGTTTTACCGTTAACGGTTTTTCCAACGTTGGAAAATCGAATGTGGTGCGGTTGCTCATATACTAAGTACTCATAACCATTTAACCTACCACTTTTATCACGTTTTCTACTACGTTGAATGTATCCAATTTCTTCCAGTTCCTTGATTCCACTCTTTAAACCGCTAAGTCCATCAGTTGAATGTTGCTCTAGTTCTGTTTCGTAAATTTGCCAGTTATCAGGTCGACTTAACAAATAAAGTAGAATACCTTTAGCCTTCCAACTTATATTAGAATCATGTATAAAATCTTTGTGTACTGTGACAAAGTTACCTGATTCTTTGTAAACTCTAAATGTTGCCATTTCGTTATCTCCTTTCTGGTATAATTTTGTTATCGCTACTGCGTTAGATTGGGGGTGAATAAAATATGGAAAAACCTTATATGTTAACATATGATTTAAACTCACCCGGACAAAAATATGAGGAATTGAGAAATGTTATAAAAAAGGAAATTTCTAATGGTCATTGCAATTATTGGAAATCTTCATTTTTATTCCGTTCTTCTTTATCAACTTCAGAAATGATAGAAAAGTTGAAACCTTATCTCGATTCTGGAGATAAGCTGTTTGTTACAGAAATAGTCAATAACAAACAAGGGTGGTTAACAAAAGAACAATGGGATTTTATCAACCATAATATTTTTATTTAGGTTCTTTTATTGAATCTTTTGTTATATCAGGAAAACCTTTAGAATCCTCAGGGGTAAATTTTTTAATTTTTTTAGCGCTTCTAATCTCTTCCGCCAAGATGACGATTAGGAGTGCTATTTTTATTATTCTTAGTCTATTCATTCCTTTTTCTCTCCTTTCAGCATTTTATTGAGCCTCTCATCAACTTTTATCCACGAGTCATGCAATTGATATTTATCATCAAATGACTTAACACCAATCGCATGTTGCTCGTTGTGATGTTCGCGACATAACGCTAATACATGTTTGTCGTAGTGATTCATCTTGTTTCTGTTCATACCTCTACCGACTGCTTCATAATGTGCTAGGTCTGCGTGAGGCTTTCCGCATATTACACAGTTGCGGTTGACAGTTGACCAGTATAAGAACGATTTATCTTGTTTCAGCAAGTCGCTTGTTTTGTAGCTAAGTGGTATGTCATTGTAGAACGTCCAGTCAAGCGTTGCTTCAATGATTTGACTTGCTTGTGTTCTCGTACAATTACTTAGTGAAATACGTTCATCATAGCCGTAGTAAGTCCTTACATACTCGATGAACATATGTCGCATATAGTCCATTGGTTGACCTGTATATTCTTCTATGTCTTTGACAAGCGCGAATATTTTTCGTCGTTGCTTGCCGGTAATTTGAAACGGATCTATGACGCTTACATCGACTTCCACATCAAATCCGTTATCAAGTAGTAATGTTTCTTTATTGCCTAATTCAACACCCGAGATGACAACTGTTGTTGTACCGTCATCTTGAGTGATATAACTAGTAATTATTGGCATCTAATCATTCCAATCAGAACGGTAAGTCATCATCAGTAATCGCAGTGGTATTATCAAAAGGATTATTACCAGTTTGAGTTTGTCTTTGTTGATGATAATTGTTGTTTGGTTGTTGGTTGTTATTCTTCGGTTCTAAGAATTGAACACTGTCCGCTACTACTTCTGTCACAAATACACGTTGCCCGACTTTATTTTCGTAGCTACGTGTTTGTAATCGCCCGTCTACACCTGCCAGCGACCCTTTAGAAAGGTAGTTTTTAACATTTTCAGCTTGTTTCTTGAACACTACTACGTTTATAAAATCTGCTTCACGCTCGCCTTGAGCATTCGTGAATGTTCTGTTTACTGCCAATGTGAATGTACCTACATTTACGCCATTTGGCGCGCTTCTTAATTCTGGGTCTTTTGTTAAGCGTCCTACTAATACTGCTCTGTTTAACATTATTGTTTCTCCTCACTATCCAATTGTTTTAATCCCGCATCTAATTTTTGGTGTGCTTCTGCGATTTGTTTTTGACTTAATTTATTAATGTTAGATATTTTTAGCCATCTCATCGTTTTATCGATAGTTGCATCTCGCCCTTTTTCTTGAGATAAGTTCACGAACTGATTGATACGCTCTTCTAATTCTGTAATATCGTTGTCACTTGCACTTGGTAGTTCCTCGCCGTTGTAGATATATAAGCCTAAACCGTGTAAAGCCGAAGCTTTAACAAAACATCGTTTTTGCGCTTTGTTAATATCGAAAGTTGTTGCACTACCTTTAGCAAGCGATTTATTTCTAAAGTCCAATACTGGAAGCCACTCAGTCTCTGTACTATCTTTCACAGTCACAGATACCTGTACAAAATAGCCTTCTGGTGTAGCCAAATAAGGTACAAAATAATTTTCTGTGTTAATATCTGGATGTGGAAACTCGTGTACTTTTACTGTGTAGTTTGGGTCAATCTTTTTCAGCTCTTGGTGTGCATATGACCATGCTAGATAAGTTAATCCATTTTTTTGTTCTGTATGATCATTCACGTTTTTACTGTTCAACTGTTCAAATAATGTTTGTTCAGTCATGTTCTACCTCCTCGTACTCAATAGTTTCTGTCACTGTTTTCTTGATTGCTTTGTGATAATCCATATTGATACTCGCTTCTTCCATACCGTTAAACTCCCTAGCTCTATTTCTATTTGTGGAGTAACTAATATCTGAATTGTTATCGGTTGGTTTGTTAGTTATATAAATTGGCATATCCCTATGACGAATGATATAAGTTACAGTCTGCTTCATAGCGACCTCCTACCATCTCATGACTAAGTTAATTAGTCTGTCCTGTTCGTCTGTGTTCTCTTCAATCCATTCATCTATTGCTTGGTTGAATAAGTCTGATGCCATATCTAAGTCATTCTCATCTACGACATAAGCATGTTTAATTGGTACGTTGTTCATATCTTTAACTTGTATTGATATGCCCATATGACCTTTTAAAATGAATAGCTTAAAATCGAATCCGTTAACATGAATATTTTTGCGTATGATTTCGCCTATTTCGTAATACATCTTGACTTCCTCCGTTTTTCATTTTATATTTAACTTGAAATTTTTCTTAAGTGCTTGATACTGTTACTTGTTGGCGCAAGTAGCAGTTTTTTTATTCTTCATAAAAGTATTCTTTATAAAATATGAATGTTGCGATACTTGCGAATCCCGCAATTGACCATGCTGTAGTGAAGTACAACAATGGCATAAGCACAATCGCTAAGACTGTGAAGCATAATACTGCTAATAGATAGCTTTTATAAATGTTACTCATTTTCTTTTTTCAACTCCTCCATTATTCTCTCGTCTGATAAGTCGTGATAAGGGAATTTTTTCCTAGCTAATTGGACTGGTATTCTGCCTCGTATCGCAATGTATCCTTCATCTTCAAGCTCTTTATTCAGTTCTCTTATTATTTGTCCTGCTTTGGATTTAGAAACAGATAAAATTACCGCAAGTTCTTTAGCTTGCAAACTATTTTTCATCATATCTTTTCCTCCTTTAAAATAACTGTTGATTCTCTGGGTTATCTGCTTCGTAATTATCTGCAATAATACTTTTAGCGAAAAAGTCCAAACTGACCTTATATAGGTTGTTCATAGATTTCTTTACGTTAACCCCTTCCTCAAGTACATAAGGCACCCTAAAATCATTTATAAACAGTCCGTTTTCGTCTAAAGTAACGGTTGGTAATTCAGGTTTGTTCCGTCTATAAACTTCTCCTAGTGTAGGTTTTTGCTTTTCAGCTTGTTTAGTGAAGTCGGAAAATGCCTTAAGTAGTTTTATTCCTGAATCAGGATCACTGTGTCGCTCAATCGTTTCTGCTGTAGACTCTTTACTAAAATCATTCCGATTGATTACAGGCTTTCTCGTATTTCGTTCAATCTTCCAAACCTTCCACGTCACAACTGCCATTGTGATGAGGAGGGTTGTTTTATATAGTGTGTTCATTGATAATTCCTCCTATTAAGTTGTTTGTTCAATTGTGTGTTATTCTTCTTCGTCTAAATCAAAGTGCTGTTCGATTTGGTCAATTGCCCACTCAATCATTGATTCAAGGTGTTTCTCTCTGTCGACTTCGTAAGTGTGCTCAATCTCGCCTGCATATGTCACAGTAAGAGTATCTTTGTGTGTGTATGTTTGACTTTTGTTTTCTTTAACTGCATAAAGTGTTAATACTATATTGTTTAGCTTTTCTTTTTGTTCTGGTGTCATTTACGCTCCCCCTAAATTAGCTTCATAACCGAATTCAGTCATGATTTCATGTATTTTCAATCTGCCTTTTTGTGTCCATCTAGTTTGTAAAACTGTGTCTTCTCTGCCATCAGAACGCACAATTGTTATAGTGTCTGAATCTGTGTAACTCTTGCCCATGTGTTCTGAGTAAAGCACCCACTGTTTATTTACTTTTCGTTGTAGTCTAGCTTCGTGTAGTAGTTTGTTTAACTTTTGTGCTGATATACCGTAGTCTGCCGCGATTTGAGTTGTGGCTAATGTGCCAGTTGACTTTAAGATTTCATCTACATAGTCTGCTTTGGGTTTTAGTTCTCCGATTTCTTGTTGTAAAAGTAAGTTTTGCTCTTTTTCTTTCTTATACTCAGTCAACACTGTAATGATGTAGTCTGGATCTTTTAATGTTTGTTCAATTACATTGTCTGTTGCGTAGATACCGTGTTTGCGAATAGCTGGTAGGACTTCCATCGCCAACCAATCTTGAAATTTTTCTGCTACAGCATTACCTGCTTTGAAAGCCAACTTATATACCATTGGTTCTGGTATGAAATCGCCTTTCCCAACTTCTTGGGAAAGATATTTACCTAAATATTTATTGATAGTTTCCCAACGAATATATTGTTTGCCGTTTTTAAACTGAGTGAACCCCAAACTTTTTGCGACAGTTTCTAAATCGAATAAATTATTTTCATTATCTTGTTTGATTAAGATTGAAAACATGTCGTTACTGAAAGTTTTAATTTCATTCATTAACTCTTCACCTCTTCTTTAATTTCTAAAATTTTCGCAATACGTTTCTTTTGTTCAAAAGCATCTCTACGTCCACGTAAAATATCCGATAAGTAAGCACATGAAATTTCTAGCATTTCCGCAAGTTGCTTGTTTGTCATGTTGCGTTTTAATAATTCCGTTCTCACTTTCAAGCCGAAATCTGTTGTCGACATATTAGCACCTCCTATAACATTTTTTCTAAGCAAATAAATTATCTGTTGAACACCAATAACTTTTATGCTAATATTTAAGCATAGTTTAATAAACCTATAACAATTCGTAATGCCTGTCATAAAGGTATTGAATACTCGTTCCCCAACGAATAATTGTTATGTGTTTAGTAAGCTAAATTTAAAGCTTAAATACAGTATATTAACTTTTATGCTAATTGTCAACAAAAATAGCGAAAAAGTTAATCTGTGATAGGAGAAATTTATGAATCTAGTACAAAGAATCCGTAATTTGTGCAATTCAAAAGGTATGACTTTTGCTGAATTAGAGAGAACTTTAGGGTTTTCAAACGGACAAATCAGAAGATGGGAGAAAACCAAACCAGGCATTGATAAGGTGCAAAAAAATTGCCGATCACTTCGATGTATCAGTTGATTACTTATTAGGTAGAGAAAAAGATGAGTACTCCGGAGAAGATAAAAGTGAAGATATTCTTATTATGCATCGAGCTACAGAAAATATGACGGAGGCACAAAGGCAAAAAGCTTTGACTATATTAGAAGCAATGTTTGATGATTGGGATGATTTAACTAAGTAACAAAGGGGCTTTTTAATTGAAATTAAATTATGAAAAATCTTTTTTTAAATCTGCGAAAGCAGTTTACGAGATCACAAATGGTCTATATAACTTATCTTTTCCTTTAGATATATTTGAAATTATCTCAAAAGATAAACGTATTAAATTAGTGACTTTCTCTGAATTTTCTCAGAATACTGGCACTTTATATTTTAAAATACCTTCTATTTTCGGTTCAGAAGAAGCGTTTCATATTAGAAAAGGAGACAAAGCGATTATAGTTTATAACGATTTACTGCCTATGAATCGTCTAAGATTTACTTTAGCTCATGAATATGGTCATTTTATAATGGGACATACTGGAGTTAATTTAAATAAAACATTCACATATAAAGATTATTATAGAAGGATTGCTGAAGAATATGAAGCAAACTCATTTGCTTCATGTTTATTGTTTCCTTTACATATAAGATACAAATATATAAACAACTTTAATATTGAGCAAATTTCGTACAAGTATCAAATGAGTTTTCAAGCGATCCATATAGCGGTAAAAGTAATCAGAAGACATATACACAATGGGTTAAACGACTATATGTCAAATAACGAAAATTACCACGCAGAAAACTACTTAAGTTTTTTAGAAGAGAAAATGGAAAGCAAATCTGATTTTATAAATGAATTTAAATATGCTTATGATCTAACGATTTAACAATCAAAAAATAAAGGAGAAATGAACATGAAAGAATTACCTAAGAGCAGATTAACGTTCAAAGAAAGTATGATTGAGAGTCAATATTTAGCAACTAAAACAAAAGAAGAAAAGAAACAATACAAGCAACTATCTGTTGAAGACAAAAGAGAAATTTTAAAAGAATACCAAAGTAAACCTAGAAAAGAAGTGAAATTTGAAAGTGAAATCAATAAATCTGACGAAAACTTATCTAAAATCTACCAAAGATTTAGCGAAATAGGTGTAGAGGATTTGTTTGGTACAAAAAAAGAAGTGAAAGAACTACCTATGATTTTAAAAGATAATGAAAACATAATGTATGTAACTTCGGGATTGTACAATAATAATACCTACTTAATAGTATGTACTGATCTAAGATTGTTATTCTTAGATAAAGGTATGATATATGGTTTGAAATTTCATGAATTTCCATTCGAGAAAATCAATTCTGTTTCGTATAAAAAAGGACTTCTTTTTGGCGAAATAATTATACATCACGGTTCATCAAGTATCGCTATAGGAAGCATATCAAAAAACACTGTATCTAGAATGGCGGAAACAATACAAGAACAAATCTCTATTCGAGAAAGTTCTATGAAACCATCCAATTCTGAAAAAATGAGTTTTTCTGTTGCTGATGAATTAATAAAATATAAAGAATTATTAGATGTCGGAGTAATTTCTCAGGAAGAGTTCGATAAGAAAAAACAACAATTATTGGATATTGATTAATAGCGCTTGTGTGGCGTGAGGATGATGAGGGATGGAAGAGAAACAATACTTATGGAGATATAACGATATAGAAAAAAGAATGAATGAACTTCACAAAAAATATAAAGAATTAGTGGATATATTTTTTGGTGATGTAATAGATAAAAATACTGGATACTTCCCCTTTTATTCCGGTATAAAATAAAGCTACGCAGATTTGAATATCAGTTTTTACAGAGGTTTAATTTATATTCACGGTGGGTCAGAAGGCATGCAAGCGAAGAAAATAAATATTTCTGTAGATGATGTTTTAAAAAGAACAGAAAGATCTTTCGAGAAGTTAAGTGAATATATAAAAAGTACTTTCATTTTCGAAAAAGTCATACATGATTTTCAAATGTTTAACTTGAGCGATTTAGCTAGTATATACAACGACGATGCAATTGCGCATTATTATTTTGAAACTCATTCTGACTTATATTTATCAGATAAATCTACAAAAATTTATCGAACACCTAATTCTTTGTTAGAAAACGCAAATGATTTACCGGCTTCTTTAAGAAAATACACTCAATTATTAGAAACAGTTAATGACAAGGATTTTGAAACTCATATAGTTGAAGCTTATGATTGCTTTATGTCTGAAAAAAGGCTAGCTACATCACTACTTTTAGGTAGAGCGCTAGAACTAATGTGTAGGCTGATATTGAACAAGTTTGATAAAGATATAATTAAACAAACACCTGATTACAAGAGGAATATAAGAACATTTTTAAACGAAATGGAAAACAACGATTTAATAGAAGAACATTTAAAACATTCAGTCAAAGCTGCTATTGAACACAGAAACTCTATTATGCATGGTATTAAAATCGAAGAGTACAATTCGATAATTCAAACATTATTTGACGAAATAGCTAAGCTGTCTAATGTATATAAGTCTCTTAATAAACAGTAAGCAAAATCGGATTCTTCATTACATACCGAATATTCATCATAAACACTGACTGCATCTTCTAAGACATTTTTTAAAATTCTAATGTCTTCATTCGTTAAAACTAATTCATTGAAATTATGATTGTTTTTAAATGTCATAACATCACCTACTTTTTATTTTATTATATCACATTTAGTACCTAGTACTAAAATCACGGGTAGCCCGCCTACCCTTATTATTTTTTGCCAATTTTGAGGAGGGAGAAGCAAAATGCCAGTATATAAGGATGATAATACAGGTAAATGGTATTTTTCCATTAGATATAAAGATGTATACGGTAATAACAAACGTAAGATGCAACGCGGTTTTTCAACTAAGCGTGAAGCTAAGAGAGCAGAGGCTATTTTTTTGAATGACGTAAACGAAGGATATAGTGATTCGAAAACATTTGATTATGTTTTTCATCACTACTTAGAAAATAGCGATTTGAGACCTAAAACAAAACGACGCAAACAAAATGAATATCATAAACACTTTAAAGCTAAGTTCGGGCACATAAAAATGAATAAGATAACACAAAATCAATGCCAAGAGTTTCGTAAATATCTAATAGAGAATGTAGCATCAACAAATTCTGCTCGTACAATTTGGTCAGGTTTTAAAGTTGTAATTAATTATGCTAAAAAATACTTTGGATTACGTACAGATCCAACAATATCAATTAAACCTATTCCGCGTGTAAAGCCAAAACCTAAGTTTATGATGCGTGAAGAATTTGAAGAAAGAATCAAAGACATTGAAGAGCAAGATTACAGAGAGTTATTTACATTAATGTTTTATACAGGTTTGAGGATTGGCGAAGCTATGGCGCTTGTTTGGACAGACTACAATAAATACAAAAAAGAGATATCCATAAATAAAACAATGGACATCTCTAATAGAACTATATATCCGAGACCAAAAACAGATAGTTCAGAGGATATTGTTCCTTTACCTAAATTCATCAATACAATGTTAACTGAACGACATCAACATGAAAAAGAGTTAAACAAATATTTTGATGAACGTAGTTATTTTATTTTCGGAGGAATGGCTCCCAAACATTACAGTCATGTTCAAAAGAAATTTCAAAAAGCTTTCCCTCATTATAACATTCACGCGTTAAGACATTCTTATGCATCTTATCTTGCAAATAATGGTGTAGATATTTTCGTTTTACAGTCACTCATGAGACATGCTCAAATCACTGAAACGATGGGCACTTACAGCCATTTATATACTCAGAAAAAACACGATGCAATAGCCATTTTTGACAAGTAA